ACAGGTGGTGGAACAGGAAAAGTCGCTGGTGGTATTTTTGCAACCATATCTAAAACGGTAGACGTTGTACCGGAACTCGTATTACCAGACGCTTTAGCAAATTTGGGCATAACCGCAGCTTCTGTTGGAACAGTCACCTTCTTAGATATGATAGATATAGATAAACCAACGCCAACAATTAGCCAATGGACATATGAAAACTTTGGTGTGGTATCTGAGATAGAAAAACCAGATACAACAGCGATGGCAGAGAAAGTTCTCAGTGAAACGTGGTTCCCAGATCCAAATTTAGAAGATGAGGGTGGCGTTAATCGAACTCAAGACCTTCTTTGGGTGTTACAACAAGAGCGAAGTCGCGTTGTTGATGGCGTTGCTCAAATGTCTGTGGATAATTTATTGGGCGTGTCTTTCGGCGGCAGCGGTCAGCAATTTTTTAAAGTAACAGATTTATATTATGGCTTGCCAAACAGAGCAAACGCAACCATGTATTCCAAATCAGGAAACGGACCCGGCGCCCCGGACGAGATGATCCCATACTTAGAATACATTGGCGGAACCAGTGATATAATTAGCGACGGACCCAAATCCAGCAAAATTACAGATGATATTTGGGATTTTCAAGGAGATAGTGTTTCAACAGCGGTTGGTCTATGGGATCTAATCAAAGATACTTTTGAAAAGGCTGGTGATCTGTCTTCCTTGGAAATACCATTATACTATTGGCCAAAAAGTGTTAACGCAAAAGCAGCCCAAGGTAAAGATCTTTTAAAGAATCCTATATTTTTAGACACAGAGCAAATAATAGAGACATCATTTGTTGAAAAGTTTTCACAAAAAGTATTGTCTTCATATACAGACAAATTGACATTCGGACAAATCTTTCGTGAGACTGCTTATAGACAAGCAGAGTATCTAATTGTTGCATATGCAAAAAGCCTTATAAACAAGCGTGTATTAGATGTTATAGATGTAATTTTCAAAATTGCTGAAGGTGCAACAGCCGCTGAGGCAGGGGATCTATTAAATAACTCTCTAAAAGATTTGAAAGGAAAAGCACAAGAAGCAGCAGAAGAGATGGAAGAAGCGGAGATATCTGACTCGGAAGTATCTAAGAGACAGAAACTACTAGGGCAGTGCCTTTTGCTAACAAACCTATCAAAATTAAACAAGGAATATCAAACAAAACTAAAGAATTTAAAGGGTACTCCAAAGTCAATTCATCAAGCTGATTTCTTTGATGGCAGGTTCTTCAATGTTATTGATGGAGCTGGTGACGCACACAATACTCTTAGTCAAATAAAATCAAAAATAAACGATCCTGTTGGAGAGTTTTCAAACCTACCACCGTCGGTTCAAGCCCTATTGGTTCCGTTAATAAGAATTGAAAAGGTTCACATCAACGAATCTGGTACCACTGTTACAACGGAAATACCATTTCAAAATTACACCAGAGGCCCACAGAGCAAACAACAACCCCTAATCACCTATCAGACCTCAGCTTTCCAAGGTAGTTCTTTGCTTAGTGGAACTGGCGTTGTTACAAGAGGTGGAGCCTGCGGTATAAAGTCGGTCTCTTTTGAATTTGACGGAGAAACACCAGCAACAGCAGAGAAGTATGTCAAAAGCAAAATGAGCTTGTTTTTTCAAGATTTCAAAACATTGATAGAAGAGAGAGCAACAATTGAGAAATATAAAGAAGGCTCAGGTTTAAAAACTGATACGACATTTTTTCGATATCTTGACTTAATAGTAAATCCCTTAAACAATAAGGTTCCACCAGTTGCTGGTAGAGAGTCCTTAGAACACTATGACCCATCATATTATAGAATTAAACTAACAGTTGGTTGGAATTTAGGAGATGGACAAGGGACAATAGACGCTTGTACAAACGCCGGCATAAATCATGCTCTTTTGAAAGAATCTTTAAGCACAATTAATAAAACCTTTATGATGTGTGCGTTAGACCATGAACTCAATGTAACAAATGAAGGTGCAATAGAATTGTCTATAAACTATAGAGGCTATGGAGATACATTATTAAGGTCTAGAAGATTTAATGCATTGATACCTTATTCAAAACAGCAAGAATTCATTAATTTGCAGTTAAAGTATGAAAAAACCATTAGTAACAACAGTTGTACCATGAAGCAAAGATCAGAATATGCTGCTACGATGGCCGGACTACGAAAGAAAGAAGCCGATAAAGCATATTCTAATATTTTAGAGTCCCTATTTCAAAACAAAGCTGTGTACTCTGCTACGTTGTCCGGTCAAAACGCAGATACCGCCTTAGCAGAATTTGAAAATCAAGGCTCCTTTACATTTGTGCCCCCAATCAATACTTCCATACCTGTTACAAATCTGACATTTGACACCAAAAGCCGAAGCGATCTACCAAATACAACAATACATAAATTCTTTTTTCTTGGTGATCTTCTTTATGTCCTATTGGATTGTATATATGATGGAACATCCGGGGAAAAAGCACTTGGAGCTGAAAATGTTAGTTTTATATTGACAGATTTTGCCTTCAGAGAATGGTTACCAAACAAGCCAGCTGGCGAAGCCACATTTGACACCAAAGCTATTCCTCTGGCTTCTGTGCCTATAACTGTTGACTATTTTAGAAGTTGGTTCGCAAAAACAATCATCGGAAACGATATTAGCAACATGCCAGTATTAGACTTCATTCTTTCTTTGGCCAATGACCTTTGTGGTTGTATGTTATCTGAAATTTGTTTTTCGAGTGATGATGATAGGTCTATTATGTTTCGACAAGCAAATATTTTAGCAGATAAGAGTTTGAGAAAATATAGTAAAAAGAGCCCATTTATAAAAGCCAGTGCAGAGGTTTTTCCATTGACTCTATCGCCCGATACCATGGCCCACAACCTGACTAATTATACAATTATCTATGTCGATACCCCACCAAAAACAGCAGCACGACAAGGTGTTCAAGATGACGATAAAAATGTTGGGATACCTTGGTTTAAACCCGGACGTTCTCGCGGTCTTGTCAAAAACGTTAGTTGGGCCAAAACAAATATTGGATATCTTCGTGAATCTCGTGCATTTTCAACACAAGGTCTTGGAGACTTCGCACAGTTGGCAAATGTTTATAATGTCTCTATGAAAATGTTTGGTAATTTTCTTCTATTCCCGGGAATGCAAGTCTATATAGACCCTTACTATCTTGGTGGATCAAGCTTTGGAAACCCTTCTGGTGATGCCGGTAGAGAGACAACGGGTATTGCCGGAGACTCAATAAATTTTGCGAGACTAATGGGGATTGGTGGTTATCACTTAGTCACAAGCGTACAAGCACAAATCACACCTCAGAAATTTGAGACAACTGTGGAAGCAAGGTTCTTGTACAACGGAGACACCACTCAGAGACTGAAAGCAACAAAAAATGCGGAACCTGATGATATAGATGCAGGTACAGATGAAGCAGAAGCTATTGCAGCTTGTAATGCTGTGATTGTTGATTTGCAAGAATCATCAAATAACGAGGAAGGTGTTGATGACTAAAAAATTTAATGGCAACAATGATATAGTTGAATTGAGGCGTCTATTCTTTGAACGAATGAACTACTATGGTAATGCGTTAGAAGATGAAAACGGTGACCGCTTAGATGGCATCGTGGATTTAAATCGGTTTGCGCAAGTTTATCGAGGAAGATGCGATGAAAAGATGAATACTATAATCCCAAAAAACGAAGTAATCAAGTATGGCTCCGACTCGAGTATAAAAGGAGTAAATTACGCTGTCGACGCTTTTGATGATTTTCTTAATGAATGGAAATTTCTTTTTTCGTCGCAAAACTTAAATTTGTTTGAAGATGATCCGTATCTTTCAAATATAAAGTGTTATAAGTCATATGCTCATGTTCAGACTCCGGAGTTAATTTATGATAAACATTTATCGTCTGTATCATCGACGTTTATAGAATGGACAAGGGAAAGTGAGGTCATTAACAGTATAACCGACTTTAAAGACTATGTCAAGTATTTTTTATTTTTTTTACAAGAAAAAGGATCGGAAATGCCATTTACACTTACCGGTTGGCAGAAATCTAATTTCTCCAATATCTACACTTCGGGCTTAGTGTTTTCTGTTGCTGATTTGGATTGTGGCGATGATGCTCAAAAAGAAACTTTCATCAATAGTTTAAATTTTCCAACTTACAGGAACAGAGCCAGAACTCATGGTTTCCAAATTTCTTTATGGTGCCCATGGATGTTGATATTTAATCCTATATCCAATACAACAAAGGCTCAACAGTATAGAGAAGATAATGATGTATGGAATAGATTTAATTCATATAATATATCATATAATAAGACATATCTAAATGATATAATTAATTTAAGATTAAATTTAATTAATATATATAATAAGTTTGTATTAAATAATCCCTTTAGACATGAAAAGCAAGTAATTTGTGGTAAAACTAGAAAATGTAATTTTCAAAGATTAAGTGTTAATGAGAATAATATAAATAACCAATATTCAGATTTACAATTTCACATTCTGTATGCTGAGATTAGAAATTCAGAAGAAGGATCGCCATTCCCACCTCCAGACATGGCAAGACTTAAACAAAAAGCAACTTTTTTTCATAAAAAACTTGACAATATGAAAGCACTAAGTTATATTAATGATCAGTTTAGGTTTTCTTACATCTTAAAATCAGGAAGTTTAAATCAATATTTAGCTAATCAATCGGAGGATTAATGATATTTCAAGTTATTGACGACAAGAAGGAGTGTGTGGGCTACTTCTCGAATGGCAAATTACGTTTTCGTAAGCCAAATGATACCCTCACAGCGACTTGGGACTGGTCATCCCATATTGGAGACCTTGATGTTCAGTTGGCAAGAATATACGCTAACGGCAAGACAGTTTCCGAGATGTGTCCCGAACATCTTAAGGTGAGATGGGAAACACATGAGAAAAGAATAAAAGCACATGTTCGTTCATTCGTTCATTCTGGTGTTAAACTTTCAGATGTTTGCTTTTATGACCTCGTTCCAGAGAGCCATGTTGCTCACTACTACGAGACGTTAAACGAAATAACCGAGTGGGTCCTACAAAACAACGAAAGACCTGCTCACTACCGTTTACTTCACGATACAACGGTAATGTGCAAAGAGATTGCCGAGCAAGAAGTGAGAGTAAACTGGCCTCTCCTTAAAAGATTCGCGCAAACAGACCAGAAAGCAATGTATCTCGCCAAGAGATATTGGGAACAGAGAGTATCTGTCAAATACAACCCTTACGGTACCGTTACAGGCCGTTTGGGCCTTGAGGAGGGTTCATTCCCTATCCTTAACTTGAAGAAGGAAATAAGAGACATTATCGTGCCAAAATGGGATGGTTTTGTTGAACTTGACTTCAACGGTGCCGAGTTAAGGACCCTACTACACCTCTCCGGGCACCCACAACCCACAGGAGACATTCATGATTTCAATCAAAACAACATTTTTGATGATAATATTTCTAGAGCTGATGCGAAGACAAAGATATTTGCATGGCTATACAACCCGACTTCAACAGCAGTTGACACTGATTACTATGACAAGTCAAAGGTCTTGGAAAAACACTATGCAGAGGGAGTTGTTACTACTCCATTCGGAAGAACAATACCTTCGGATGATTTCCATGCGCTTAACTACCTTATACAATCTACCTCTTCCGATAACTTCCTCGACAGAGCAAACGCCATCCATCGGTTCTGCCGAAACCTCAGAACAAATGTAGCTTTCCTCGTGCACGATTCAATTATATTAGATGTGCACTCGATAGAACGAGACGAGATAAGAAAACTTATTGAGATATTCTCCGACACAAAACTTGGAGAGTTCAAAGTAAACGTTTCAATGGGCAAGACCCTTGGAACAATGGAGAAGGTACAATGGTAATAATAGGACTTGGAGAAGCAGGAAAGAACATATGCTCTAAAATGCCCAAGAATGGCAATATACGGACGATAATAGTTGACGGGGGCAAGAGCCTTCCAAAATGCTCAACACACGAAGAATACGAAGCTAACGTGCCTAAAATGGCTAATAAGCTTAAACTTGGAAAAGAGCAAGATATATGGATGATTACAGCAGGTGCTGGAAAGGTTTCTGGAGCATGCTTAGCAATACTAGAACAACTCAGAGACAGAACGGTAAATGTAATCCATATCTCGTCTGATCCTATTCTTCTTTCAAAGACTCAAGTTAAACAAGAACGGGTGGTCTTCAATGTTCTACAACAATATGCAAGGTCTGGTATGATCAATACGTTATGGTTGATGTCAAACGCTCAGATAGAACAGTTTGTTGGAGAAGGTTCAATTGAGAACTATTACGATAGCATTGATAATGCGATTATCAACTTCATTTCAAACTATGGATACTTTGCAAATACTGAACCCTTTATGGGATCTCATCATGAACCAAAGGAGATCTCACGAATTCGTACCGTGAGTCTCGGAGACATAGAAAATAATCAAGAAAACTTGTACTTTTTACTTGACAATATTACAGAAACATGTTATTATTATAGTATAAGCGATGAGGATAGAAAGAATAACAAAAACTTCTTGACAGATGTGAAGAAGCGGGTTGTTCTGGACAAGGAAGCTAACATTGAGTCATCTTTTGCTTTATGGGAAAATTCCTCCGACATCTCTTATTTTTATTCGATAAAATATACTCATTATATTCAAGAATAAAATTGACAAATTTCTATCAATGTAAAAAGCATTGATATACAACTACAAGGAGAAATAATGTCAAAACCAAAAATAAAAAACGAAGCAACAAACTTCGAAGTTGGAAGTCTCGGCTTTCAAGGCGTTCAATCAAGTAGAACAAAAGGATACAGAACAAGCACTGCTATCACTGATATTGTTGACAATTCTGTTGATGCTGGTGCTAAACGAGTGGCTATTGTAACAACCGGTCCAAGCACCAACATAGAGTCGATAATTATTATAGACGATGGTCACGGGATGTCACGAGAAGAACTCTGGGGTTCTTATCAAATAGGATATTCTCGCCCAAATCGAAAAATAACAGAGTTGGGAAAATTCGGTATGGGTGGCACATATGCCAGCTTAGCTCTGGCGTCCAAAAAGACAACCTTGACTATAGGCTCTGAAGGGGCACTGCAAAGATCCTATGATCTGGATATTGTCCAGCAGAAAGATTCTTGGGGCTCCATAGTGAATGATCCAGACCCAGAACTTTTAAACGAATTGAAAGATTTTATTGGTTCCGGAAATGGTACACTTATACGCCTAGAAGAACTATCATCAATGCGGTCAAGAAGAAAGGGCAATTTTGAAAGTGGAATACACCTTGCAATAGGAAAAGCTTACTGTGATGCGATTGAAAGTGGAAATATAGTGTTTGAAGTCAATGGAAAGACAGTAGAACCAATTGATCCTCTTTTGTGGAACCATACCAAAACCCAACAACTTTTCAGCGGGTTTGTTTTTCCAAATTTACCGAAAGGAGACCCATTGAAAAACTTGAAAATGAAGATAGTCTCTATAATAGATGTTCCACCTTCTGAGAAAAGAGATGCTGAAAAGAATCAGGGTGTGTACATATATAGAAATGGACGACTGATAAAATCAGCCGTGACTAACTGTGAATGGTGGAACGGTTCTTGGCCAGCAGATGCCAGATATAGGGATTGTAGAATTGGTTTATATTTTGATGCCTCGTTAGATAAGTACTTCGGTATCACACACTTAAAAGACTCTATTGATGTTGAACAATCATTTGGAGACAAACTAAGGGCAAAGATAAAGCCTTATGGTACTCAATGTTGGAAAACTCGTAGACAACTGGAAAAGGATAGAACCAAAGAAGGAAGAAAAGTAACCGCATCAAAAGCTACTGATGTTTTGAATGATCTTATAAGTGATACTAAACGCAAAACTTCAACTAAGCGAAAAGCTGAAACCAAACGCGTAATATCTGGCAAAGATAATGTCGTTGAGTTGCCAAAGTCTGTAACTTTGGACAATTATCAATATAGCATTGCAGAAGAGGGTATTGGCTCTTTAGCGCCATTTGCAAGAAGAGAACATGTAGAGAACGGAAAGTGTATGATTAAGATAAACACTGATCATCCCTTTGTTTCACGGTTTCATACCCAAGCAGATCAAGCTGAAACGCAAATGTGTTTTTCAATTATTGTTAACGCTCTCATGAGGGCTTGCGATGTACATCACACAGAAGATACATCAGATGATCTAGTTTCTAACTTTGATGAATACTTGAGACTATTAGCAAAGAAAGTTGATTAAGAATAATCTCCACAGGGAGGCATGGGATTAAAGATGCCTCATTTTTTTAAAAAATAATTTGACAAACTTTTAAAACGTGTTATATTATAAATACATTCAAAACAATAGCTTTGAAAGTCTTTAAAAAAAAATAAAAAAATAATTTGACAAACTTTGAAAACGTGTTATATTACAAATACATTCAAACAATAACTTTGAAAGTGTTTAAAAAAAATAAAAAAAAATACTTGACAAACTTATGAAAGTATGTTATAATATAAATACAATAAAACAAAAACCTTTATTAAGGTCGCTCTTACATCGCTGATAAAAAAAATAAAAAAATAATTTGACAAAATGTTAAAACATGTTATATTAATAACACGATGGTTGTTCTGGGAGGTCAACCGAAAGTCAACTCTCAAAAACAAATTGACAACTAACACCTGAGGAGGATATATGTCTACAACTAATACAATCACAATCAACGCTAACGTTTACACCGGTAGCTTCACAAAGAAAGACGGAACAACACGTCAAATGCGTTTCTTAAAAGAAAATGCTGTTCCTAACTCTCTACGAGGATCTGGAGTTAAGCCACGTTACTTGGATACAAAGCACGAAGTAGTCTTCGATCTTGATCAAAATGGCTGGAGAGTCTTCAATCACAACACTGTTATTGAAAGCCCGAGCTTTTCAAGACAAGAAGTAACTATCAACGGATAGTAACGAACCGTCTAATATTCAAATATAAAAACAATAATACCTTATAAATCGTATTCACCAGTTGTTTGTCGAGATAACCAACGCTTGTAAAAAACTCGACCCCTTATCTTCTTATTGAGGTTCAAATAGAAGCGAAAACTGGTTGGGAGTGAGATTAAGCTCTCTGCCTTAGACAACTAAGTCACATAAAATAACAAGGAGATTAACATGGCTATAAACTTAGAAGCAATGCGAGCTAAATTAAACGCAAGTAAGAACGGCGTGAAAGCGTCAAGAAACAATACGAAGTGGCGTCCGAAAGAAGGCGATCAAACCATTCGTATCCTTCCATCAAAAGATGGAGACCCCTTTAAAGAGTATCATTTTCACTATAATGTGGGAAAGAATCCCGGAATCCTCTGCCCTAAAGCAAACCATGGAGAAGACTGTCCTATTTGCAACTTTGCCTCTCAACTTTGGAGAGATGGAGTTCAGAATAATGACGAAACCGCAAAACGAGAAGCAAAGAAGTTGTTTGTACGTAAGCGTTACTACTCTCCAATCTTGGTTCGTGGGGAAGAAGCTGATGGGGTTCGTGTCTGGGCCTATGGCAAAATGGCATATGAAACTCTTCTCGGACTAGTTATTGACCCTGATTATGGCGATATTACAGACCCCGAGTCCGGCACCGAT